CCCGATTTTTCTGCTGATGAATCTGCAAACCAATCATAAACGCCTCCGGCGGTCTAAACCTCGGGCTTTGTTGTGTGGGAAACTCCTCTATTCTCCGATACATTGAACTCTCTGCTAAGATATCCCTGTTCTACTTACGAATTAAGAAATGAGGCCGCTAGGTCGAAACGTAGCTATGAATTTTGTAGGTACATTCCCTCCCGGTGTTAACGTGCCGGCCACAAAGCCATTTACTCAAAAGAGTGATCATTTCCTACGGCTGTATTGAATACAATAACTTGCCATTCATCGTAGGTCGTTGTTATTGGTCCTCCCGCATTTGGCTGACTCAAATATAAATTAATCTCTTTTTGATACTTTTCATACACATCTTGGGGATGACGTGCTAGTTCCATCAATGCTACACAGCAATTAATACGAAATTGCTCTGCCAATGTTATTGTTTTGGGCTTCTCGATCCACTGTAACATTGAATTAATTGAAAGTATATTCAAGGGACACATCATAACGACTTTTAAAACAAATTGTCGTTGTAAAAACAAAGCTAACTTAATATGTGTATCCTCTGTTGTTGCTGTCTTTGAGGGATTAGTGCGAGTGTGATTAAAAAGCTCCTTTGCCATTTTCCACATTAACTCGCGAGATATCAACGGACAATTAAGCAATAGATCATCTCCATAAACCCACATAGCTGCCACTTCATCGAACTTTTTACCTGGCAGACAAATGCGTACTATTGCTCGATTACATGCTGAATTACATATGCTGTTAAAAAGTGTCGTAAGATCTACTCCCGATGCTTGAAATACTCGAAATGTAACTTTGTTACGTATTACTACTGCTACATTGAAATTTGCAAGCGTTACAGCATACACCAATCGTTTATGAGGAATTTTAAATTCTCGCATTCCTATAGATATCGCAATTATTTCCTCGTCAATGTGATAAAATTCACAATATGCATTTGGAAAACTATTAACAAATTCTGGCACAGGAAAGTTTTGATCCCATTTCTCCGTGTCATCATCTTTAACATACAATCCCAATCTCGTAATTTTATCATAAATTATCTTCCAATCACTTGAATATGGATTACACCCTACTGCAATATCTGAG